TGGTCAAAAAACGAGTTAGAAGCCCTAAAACTGGAGTTGCCGAACCAAAAATGGCAGGCTCAGTACCAACAGGCCCCGACTTCTGAGTCTTCAGCCATCGTAAAAAGGGAGTGGTGGCAGATCTGGGAGGATGAAAGCCCCCCTCACTGCGACTACACCCTCATGGCATGGGATACGGCGTTTGAGAAAAGCAACAGAGCCGACTACTCGGCCTGCACTTTATGGGGAGTCTTTGAAAAAGAAGACGAAAATGGAATCCTCCAAAGCAACATCATCCTTTTAAATGCCTTTAGAGACCGACTTGAGTTCCCCGCCCTTAAAAGGAAAGTCATTGACGAATGGAAAGAGTGGGAGCCTGACTCAATGATCATTGAAAAGAAGGCTTCGGGGGCTCCTTTGATTTATGAACTAAGGGCGATGGGTATTCCAGTCCAAGAATTCACCCCAGTCAGAGGTAACGACAAGATCACTAGATTAAATGCAGTCTCTGATCTGTTTGCCTCTGGCAGAGTCTGGGCTCCGGGCAATCAGTGGGCCGAAGAAGTCATTGACGAAGTTGCATCTTTCCCCTCTGGAGAGCATGATGACTACGTGGATACTGTGTCCCTTGCGTTGATGAGATTCCGCAAGGGCGGTTTTGTGCGAACTCTTTTAGACGAAGAAGACGAACTGCCGTCATTCAAACGACGCTTCGAGGTATATTACTAAGGACAAACTATGGCTATTGATAAGGCACTCAATCAAGCACCAACCGGCTTACAAGAAGATATTGAGTCGATGGAACCAGATCTTGAAATTGAGATTGAAGATCCAGAGTCTGTGACCATTAAAGCCGGAGAAATGGAGATTGAGTTAGAGCCGGGTAAAGAATACTCAGACGACTTTAATGCCAATCTGGCCGATGAGATGGACGAAGGCTCCCTGACTGAGTTGGCAGGAGACTTAATCGGTGACTTTGAAGAAGACACCTCTTCAAGAAAAGATTGGATCCAGACCTACGTCGATGGCCTAGAACTTCTAGGCATGAAAGTCGAAGACCGAACAGAACCTTGGCCCGGGGCCTGCGGTGTATACCACCCTCTATTATCAGAAGCACTAGTTAAGTTCCAAGCCGAAACAATGATGGAGACCTTCCCGGCGCAAGGCCCGGTGAAGACTCAGATTATTGGGCGCGAGACTCCAGAGAAAAGAGACTCGGCCACACGAGTAAAAGACGACATGAACTTCCAGTTAACTGAAGTCATGGTTGAGTACCGCCCTGAGCACGAAAGAATGCTCTGGGGTTTGGGTCTGGCAGGTAACGCATTCAAAAAGGTTTACTACGATCCAAGCCTTGAGCGGCAAGTTTCGATGTTTGTCCCTGCCGAAGATATTGTCGTTCCATACGGAGCATCAAGTCTTGAAGTGGCAGAACGAGTAACTCACGTAATGAGAAAGACGCCTAATGAAGTTAAAAAACTTCAAGTGGCAGGATTCTGGAGAGACGTTGAGTTACCTGATCCACAGGATACGTTTGATGAGGTTGAGAAGAAGATTGCTGAGAAGATGGGCTTCCGTGCCTCAAGCGATGAGCGTTACAAAATCCTTGAGATGCACGTTGATCTGGATCTCTCAGGATACGAAGATAAAGACGAAGACGGAAACGAGACGGGTATTGCGCTGCCTTACGTTGTTACTATCGAAAAGCAAACCCAAACAATCCTAGCCATCCGTCGTAACTGGCACCCAGAAGATGACAACCGCCAGAAGCGGAACCACTTTGTACATTATTCATACGTACCGGGTTTTGGTTTTTATGCCTTTGGTTTGATTCATTTAATTGGCGCATTTGCAAAATCAGGCACCTCTATCATTCGTCAGTTGGTTGATGCCGGAACCCTATCTAACCTTCCCGGCGGATTTAAAACTAAAGGGCTGCGGGTTAAAGGTGACGACACTCCAATCTCCCCGGCCGAATTTAGAGACGTAGACGTAGCCTCTGGAACTATTAAAGACAACATCATGACGCTCCCATATAAGGAGCCGTCGCAAGTGTTGTACTCCTTACTGGGCACCATAGTTGAAGAAGGTCGTAGATTCGCTAGTGCAGCGGATCTGAAGGTATCCGACATGAGCGCCCAGTCCCCTGTTGGGACTACGCTGGCTATTTTGGAGCGAACCCTCAAGGTGATGTCGGCCGTTCAGGCCCGTATTCACTTTGCCATGAAGCGGGAGTTCCAGTTACTTAAAGCAATTATTCGTGATTACACCCCAGAGGATTATTCGTATGAGCCTGTGGATGGATCACGCAGAGTCAAGCAGTCTGATTATGACCAAGTAGACGTTATCCCTGTATCAGATCCTAATGCGGCAACCATGTCGCAGAAGGTGGTTCAGTACCAAGCAGTCATGCAATTGGCAGCCACCGCTCCTCAGTTATATGACCTGCCGTATCTGCACCGTCAGATGCTTGAAGTCCTCGGCATGAAGAACGCCAACAAACTTGTTCCGAATAAAGAAGACTTTAAACCCCGTGATCCAGTGGCTGAGAACATGGATGTTTTGACTAACAAACCCGTCAAAGCATTTGCTTATCAAGACCATGAAGCCCATATCACTGTTCACACATCGGCCATGCAGGATCCAAAGATGATGGCAATCATGGGCCAAAACCCGATGGCTCAACAGATGATGGCTGCAATGAACGCCCACATCGCAGAGCATGTGGCGTTTGAGTATCGTCGTCAGATTGAACAACAGATTGGCGTTCCCTATCCGTATCTGGAAGAGAACGAGTCAATCCCCGAAGAAATGGAAATTGAAATTTCCCGTCTTGCGGCAGAAGGAGCCAAAAAACTTCTGGCAAAAGACCAAGCCGAGGCTGCACAACAGCAGGCAATGCAGACTGCACAAGATCCAATTGTGCAAATGCAACAAGCAGAACTTCAACTTAAGGCCAAAGAACTTGAACTTAAGGAGAAGCAACTGGCGATCAGTGCTGCAGAAAAGACTGACCGCCTTGATGTGGAACGTGAACGGATCGAAGCCCAGAAAGAAATTGCAGGAATGCAGGCTGGTGTTAAGTCCGCAAAGGATCGTGCTGATCTTGAAGCCCGAATGGAGTTAGAGGGTCTTAAGGTTGGTGCGCAAATCGCCAAAGACAGGGCGCAATCAAAAGGAGGTTAAATGAGCAGTGATTTACTCAAATATCTTTCAAACAAGATACAAGAGGAAATGAAGTTACTCGAACAGGATACCGTTTTGGGAAAAGCCAAAGATTTCGGAGCCTATCAATATGGCTGTGGAATCTATCGCGGACTTCTGATCGCAAACAATATTCTTATAGAAACAGCAGAAAGGATGGAAAAAGACGATGAGTGAACTTGTCATCGCTACAGAAGAAGGAGAAGTAAGTACGCTTGCGGACACTCCCGAGCGCAAAGCAAAGCAGTTGCCGGACCCAGCAGGTTATCGAATTCTCTGCGCAATCCCAGAGATTGAAGAGACCTATGACAGTGGCATCCTCAAATCTGACGCAACGCTTCAGAATGAGGAACTTCTGACGACGGTTTTATTTGTCGCAAAGATGGGGCCAGATTGCTACAAAGATAAGGAACGCTTTCCAAGCGGCCCTTGGTGTAAGGAAGGGGACTTTATTCTCGTGCGCCCCCACGCAGGTACGAGGCTCAAGATTCATGGTCGTGAGTTTCGGATCATTAACGATGATTCCGTCGAGGGTGTAGTTGAAGACCCCCGTGGGATCAGCCGCAGATAAGGAGTAAGAAATGGCTGAAGAAAAGAAACAAGAAGACTTTGAATTCGAGGTCGAAAACGAAGTTGAGGCTCCAGAGGTAGACCGCAGTACCCCTGAGCAGATTCGTCAAGATCAAATAAATGCTGCAAAGCAGCAGGCTAAGGGTAAACCCGAAGTAGACATCGAAGTGGAAGACGACACCCCAGAGGAAGACCGGGGTCGAGCACCGCTTCCAAAAGAGATCGTCCAAGAGTTAGATGCCGATGAACTTGAAGAGTATTCCGAAAAGGTAAAGACCCGTTTAAGGCAGATGAAAAAGGTCTGGCACGATGAGCGCCGGGCCAAAGAGGCTGCTTTGCGGGAGCAACAGGAGGCTATCTCCCTTGCCCAGCGGATGCTCGAAGAGAATCGGAAACTAAAAAATACTCTTTCTGAGGGCGAAAAAACCTACATAGATACGGCCAAAAGCGCCGCTGAACTAGAGTTGGACAGCGCCAAGCGTTCCTATAAGGAGGCTTATGACGCCGGAGACTCAGATCAGATCTTGGCCGCCCAAGAGAGATTAAGTGAGGCTACCTACAAGATTCAGAAACTCAAAGAGTACAAGCCCTCTTTACAAGAGACTGAAGTTCAAGTAGAAAGTCAACCAACACAGCAAACCCCTCGTCTTGATCCCAAGACGGCTGCGTGGCAAGAACGCAATCCTTGGTGGGGTATGGATGAGGAAATGACGGCTTTGGCACTTGGTTTTCATCAAAAACTCGAAAAACAGTACGGCAGACAATATGTCGGCACTGATGAGTATTGGAGTAAAGTTGATGACACCATGCGCCGCCGCTTCCCAGACTATGACTGGGGAGATGAACCAAAAACGACTAACGGATCCGGCAAAACCGTTACGCGCACCGAGACCAAACCTGCCACTGTAGTCGCTCCTGCGTCTCGCAGCACATCCTCCAAAAAGATCGTGCTGAAGCAATCTCAAGTAGCCTTGGCCAAAAAACTGGGCTTAACCCCCGAGCAATATGCCCGGGAATTTGCAAAGACATTGGGGAACTAACATGACAGACAAACGTATTAGCCGCGAAGTAGAAACCCGTCATATGACCGAGCGTCCAAAGGCATGGCAGCCAGCATCTGCGTTGCCAGAACCTGACAAACAGCCCGGGTACTCATATAGATGGATACGGATTTCTTCAATGGGTCAATCCGACGCCAAGAACGTCTCTGCCAAATTCAGAGAAGGTTGGGAGCCGGTGGGACTCGAAGAACAGCCGCACTTACAAATGCTGGCAGACTCAAATAGTCGCTTTAAGGACAACATTGAGATTGCTGGCTTATTGCTCTGCAAGATCCCTGTAGAGTTTATGGAACAGCGGAAGGCGTATTACGCCAAGGCTACCAGAGACAATATAGAGGCTGTAGACAATACGTTTATGAGAGAGAGCGATAGCCGGATGCCCCTCTTTAGAGAGAAAAGGTCTTCGACTTCGTTCGGTAAAGGTAAATAACTTTTTACGAGGTTAAAATGGCATATCCTACCGTTAGCGGCCCTTACGGGCTACGTCCGATCAATTTGATCGGCGGTCAGGTCTTTGCTGGTTCCACTCGTGAGATCCCCATTGGTTCTGGTGAGTCAACCGCTATTTTCTATGGCGACGTTGTTAACCTGACTTCTGATGGCACGATCCGCAAGGTAGCCACCACGGACTCTGGCTCTGTTGTTGGTGTTTTCCTTGGTTGCACCTACGTCGATCCGACCTATGGTCTGACCTTCCGTCAGTATTACCCCGGTGGTCTGACAAACTCCACGATGCAAGCCTATGTGCTTGATGATCCGGATGCTTTGTTCCAAGCCGCTGTTTGTGACACTGGCACGACTACGATCAGTTTCCTGACTCGTACTGATGTAAACCGTAATGCTGCTCTGGTTCAAAACTCCGGTAATACCACTACTGGGAACTCTCGTGTTGCCATCAATGATTCGACTGGCACCACAGATACCCTCCCGGTTCGTATTGTCGATGTTGTTCCTGAGACAGCAATCGCTGGGGAACCCGGTTCTTACACGGAAGTAATCGTGAAGTGGAACTTTGGTGTGCACCGGTATTACAACGCCACTGGCGTATAAGGAGCATATTAAATGGCTATTTCACGCGCACAACTACTGAAGGAACTCCTCCCGGGCCTGAACGCACTGTTCGGCATGGAATATGCTCGTTACGGAGAAGAGCATAAAGAGATTTTCGATACCGAGACCTCTGAGCGTTCCTTCGAAGAAGAAACCAAACTCTCCGGCTTCTCTGCCGCACCGGTCAAAAACGAAGGCTCTGCCATCGCTTATGACAACGGCCAAGAGGCATGGACGGCCCGCTATAACCACGAAACCATTGCTCTGGGTTTCTCGCTGACCGAAGAGGCCATCGAGGACAACCTGTATGACAGCCTGTCGGCTCGTTATACCAAGGCTCTGGCTCGTGCTATGGCTTACACCAAGCAGACCAAGGCTGCTGCAATCCTGAACAACGGCTTCGACTCCGACTATACCGGTGGCGATGGTGTTGCCCTGTTCTCGAATGCTCACCCGCTGGTTTCTGGTGGCACAAACAGCAACATTCCTTCCACCCCTGCCGACCTGTCGGAGACCTCCCTTGAGGCCGCCGTTATTCAGATCGCTGCATGGACGGATGAGCGTGGTCTGCTGATTGCTGCAAAGCCGCGCAAACTGGTTGTTGCTCCTTCCAACATGTTCGTTGCGACTCGTATTCTTGAGACCGAACTGCGTGTTGGCACGGCTGACAACGACATCAACGCTCTGAAGAGCAATGGTTCGATCCCGGAAGGTTACACCGTTAACCACTTCCTGACCGACCCGGATGCTTGGTTCCTGACGACCGATGTTCCCAATGGTCTGAAGCACTTCGTTCGTACCCCGATGGCAACGTCGATGGACGGAGACTTTGACACTGGTAACGTCCGTTACAAGGCCCGTGAGCGTTATTCGTTCGGATGGTCTGATCCCCTTGGCGTGTTCGGTTCTGCCGGCTCGCCCTGATAGGGTGATGTAAGAGAGGGGGGTTGAAAAACCCCCCTTTTGCTGTATTCTCAGGGTACTAGGATTTTTATTTACTCTTATCGACTGACCTAGCAGACTTAGTAGAGACGGTAAGAGGATGTGCTACTACACGAAAGGATCGTCATGGCACGTACTACTTTCTCCGGCCCAGTTAAATCTGACAACGGATTTGAGGGCGACATTACCGGCAACATCACTGGTAACGTAACCGGAACATTAACCGGTAACGTAGATTCCACTGCAGGCTACATTCAACTTCGCACTGCTACTCAAGCCAACATCGAGGCAGCCGCTAATGCTGTCAATACTACTGGCAAAGCAGCAGGAACTATTGTGTTTGATACCACCAATAGCAAACTAAAAATTGCCACTGGTGCGCTTGCAACAAGCACTTGGGTTGATGCAGACGGAACAAACGCTGT